CCCAGCGGCCGGCAGACGGTCTACTCACAGTCGCAGATCTTCTGCCTGCGGTTCACGACCGAGGACGGCATTAAGCCGATCCCGACCTACAAGATTTTCCAGAACGCCATCGGCCTGGCCCAGGCTCTTGAGGCCCACGGCAGCACCTACTTCGGCAACGGTGCCCGGCCGGGGATCGTGCTGGAGAGTGACAACCCGATTCCGGCCGAGGCGGCTGAGCGGCTACGCGAGCAGTGGGAACGGATGCACCGTGGGCCGGACCGTGCTCACCGCACTGCGGTCCTGCCCAACGGCGTAAAGGCTCACGAGCTCAGCGGCAGCAACGAGGCTGCCCAGTTCCTTGAGACGCGGCAGTACCAAGTCATTGAGATTTGCCGTGCGTTCCGTGTGCCGCCGCACATGATCCAAGACCTGACACGCAGCACCTATTCCAACATTGAGGTGCAAGGCACCGAGTTCGTGCAGCACTGCCTGCTGCCGCATCTCAAGCGGTGGGAAGCGGCCATCAGCCGTGACCTCATCGTGGACGATGAAACGTATTTTGCCGAGCACAGCGTGAGCGGCCTGCTGCGTGGCGACCACGCCAGCCGGTCGGCCTACTACGTTTCCGCGCTCCAGAACGGGTGGATGACCATTAACGAGATTCGGGAACTGGAGAATCTGAACCCGATTGGGCCGGAAGGCGACAAGCACTTTGTTCAGTTGAACATGACCACGCTGGACAAGGTGGGCGCGGAGCCGCCGGCACCAGCCGCTGAGGCTGAAGACAGCCCAGCAGATGACGCCGAAGACCAGTCCGAACAGGAGGACACGACCGATGGAAATTGAGCGCCGCGATTTCGCTTTTGAAGAAGAAAACGAACTTGTGGTGGAAAGCCGCGCCGACGGGCGAGCGGCCATTGTTGGCTACGCGGCCGTATACAACCGTCTGTCCCTCGACCTTGGCGGCTTCCGAGAAGAGATCCTGCCTGGTGCATTCGACAAGATTCTCAGCCGGCAGCGTGGTCGGCAGGACGTGGTTGCCCTGTTTAACCACGACAGCAACATCGTTCTGGGCCGCACCTCGAGCGGCACGCTGGAGTTGTCCACGGATGACAAGGGCTTGCGGTACGTGGTGACTCCACCAGTGAGCCGTGCCGATGTGCTGGAACTAATCCAGCGTCGTGACGTTCGGGGATCTTCCTTTGCGTTCACCGTTGACAAGGGCGGCGAAGGCTTCCGCCAGGGCGATGACGGCAAGGCCGTGCGGCAGATCCGCGAGGTGTCTGGCCTGTATGACGTTGGCCCTGTGCTGGTTCCTGCGTACCCGCAGACCAGCGCTGGCGTGGCCATTCGTTCCTACGAAGCTTGGATGGCTTCGCAGTCGCAGCCTGAGCCCGAGGCGGTTGCCGCTGCTATCGCCAAGCGTTCCTTGGTCCGTGACGCCGCTGCGGCGTGGTCACTGAGGCTGCGCCGTGTCTGAGGCCCGCTGCACCTGCGGCGAAAAACTGCGGTGCCGTTCCAGCCGCCCATGCGGTGACGAGCGGCAGCGGTACATGCGTTGCCCAAGGTGCGGTGCACGCGGTGTCGTGTTTGTGAAAACAACACTTTCCGAAGTGCGCTTCTGCAAGAGGCCGGCACGCTAGTGGCACTGTGGACTCCATCGGCAATACCGCCGGCGGAGAACTCACACAGTGGACAACCTCAAGAAGCTGCAGGACGAGGCCGTTAACCTCGCCAACCGTATCGACGCCGTGCGGGCCATTGAAGGCGACGCGGACAAGATTGCCGAGCGTGACCTCGAACTTGAGACGCTGACGGCCGATGCCGCCAAGCTGGCCAAGAAAATCGAGTTTGAGAAGTCGGTGGCCGAGTCGGCCAAGAGCCTGCGGTCGGTGGTGGATCGCTGCACCCCGGCTCCCGAGGTGCGTGCCGAAGAGCCCAAGGCCCGGATTGAGGCGGTTCCGTTCTCTGGCCGGCTGCGTGCGTTTGAGAACGCCAAGGATGCCTACTCGGTCGGCATGTGGTTCAAGGCCAAGAGCGGCGACGCCGAGGCCCGCCGGTGGTGCCAGGATCATGGCATTGAGGCCCGTGCCCAGGGTTCGACCGGCAGCACCACTGGTGCGGCCTTCGTGCCTGACGTGCTCTCCTCGACCGTCATTCGGCTCGTCGATCAGTACAGTGCATTCGCTCAGAACGCCACGAACGTGGTGATGCCGAGCGACGTGCTGCTGTTCCCACGACGGACGGCCGGTGCGACCGCGTACTGGATCAACGAGAACGCTGCCATCACTGCCAGCGACCCGACTTCCAATCAGGTCACCCTGACTGCGAAGAAGGTCACGGGCGCGGTGACGATTGCGAGCGAGCTGCTGCAGGACTCGATCGTGTCGATTGCCGACTGGATCGCTGCAGAGCTGGCACTGACGCTCTCCAACGCCGTGGAAGAAGCTGCGTGGAGCGGGAACCCGAGCAACGCGCCAGCGGTCGCCGGGCTCGTCACGACCTACACGGGTGGCCTGCTGGCGGCGTCTGCTGCCACCTACGCCGCCTCGCTCGTGACGGCTGCCGGTGATACGCCAGACGAAGTGACGAAGGCCAACCTGCTGGCCATGATGGCCAGGGTTCCGCAGCACAGCCGTGCCGGTGCCAAGTGGTTCTGCTCGCCGTTCTTCTTCGCCACCTGCATGCAGAACCTCGACCTCGCCCAGGGCGGTTCGGTTGGTCTGTCGCAGGGCATGGGTCCGACGTTCCTCGGCTCGGAAGTGGTTCTCACCGACCGGCTCCCGAGCGGTGCGGACTCGACGGGTGCGATCATGGCCCTCTACGGGAACATGGCGAACTCGAGCTACTACGGCATCCGCCAGGCCATCGAGATCGCCAGCAGCGATCAGGTGAACTTCCTGTCGGACCAGACCGTGATCCGTGCGGTGGCCCGCGTGGCCATCACGCACGCGAACCTGGGAAGCGACACCGTCGCCGGCCCGATGATCGGCCTGGTGGGTGCGTGAGCCTGACGGCTTGACGAGTGTGCAATTTTGAACGGGCGGCATGCCACACGGTGTGCCGCCCGTTCTCGTTTAGAGGCACGCATGATCGTCAAGGTAGGTGGCACTGAAGTTGACATCAGGGTGGAAGCCATCCTGTCGATGCCTAGGCTTTCGTTTACGGCCAACCATTTCGCCTGGGCTCAAGCACTCATGCCGCTGGGCATTCGCCCCACAATGGGCACCGGTGCGTTCTGGGATCAGGTCAACACCAGAGTGATGGAGCAATTCATCGACAAGGCCGAATATTTGCTCACCATCGACTACGACACGTTTTTCACCAAGGAAGACATTGAGCACCTGTTTGCCCTGGCGATGACGTTTCAGTGCGATGCCATCACAGGCTTGCAGACCAAGCGTGAAGATGGGCGGCCGATGCTCACGCTCAAGGGGATGCTGGACAACCCGCCGGAGGGCGGCAAGACGCAGGTGGAAAAGTCGTGGTTTGCCGAGCCAGTGCAGGAAGTGGACAGCGCACATTTTGGATGCACGGTCATCAGCACGGCCGCCCTGAAGCGGGCTAAGAAACCGTGGTTCTGGAGCAAGCCCGACAGCGAGGGCGGGTGGAACGACGGAAACGCGACTCGCCTGGGGCGTATAGACCCTGACATTTACTGGTGGCGGAACTGGCGTGAAAGCGGCAATCGAGTTTTTGTCTCTCCACGCATCGTGCTGGGCCACGGCGAATACGTGGTGACGTGGCCCGGCCAGGAACTTGGGTCGCCCGTGTTCCAGTGGGCCACGGAATTCACCAACACGCTGAAACGTCCAGAAACTGCATGGAGCGTGCCGCAATGAGGAAACTGAAATTCACCCGCGCATGGCGTGGATACCGCACAGGCCAGGTGGCCGAGGTTCCCGGCGGCATCGCACAGCAGCTGCTGGCCATGCGTGTGGCCGTCGAAGACACGCAGCAGACCCTGATTGAAACCGCGTCTGTTGACCACGACGCGGAGACAGCAGACGCCACGCCACGCAAACGAGGACGCCGTGCAGTACCGAAGCCTGACACGCCAGACGCCGCCGGCCGTTGAACCAGTTACGCTGGCAGAGGCTAAGGCCCACCTGCGTGTGGACACGTCTGACGATGACACCTACATCGGGACGCTGATCACGGCTGCCCGCGAATGGTGCGAGCAGTACCTAGACCGCACGCTGGTGCATACGCAGTGGGCGATGCGGTTCGACACGTTCCCGCCTGACGGGACGCAAGACATTGAGCTTCCACGCCCGCCAATGGCTGCCGCTGGCACGACCACGGCGGTGGCCCTGACGTTCACGTTTGAGAACGGCACTACTTCTACATACTCCACGGCCAGCTACCGCGTGGACCGGGCCGGCACGCCTGGCACCGTGAAGACTCTCTACGGCCAGACGTGGCCGCCGCACTTGATGGATGACAACGCAATCAGCGTGACATGGTGGGCTGGCTATGGAGCCACAGGGGCAAGCGTTCCCGCCACGATTCGCCACGCGATCCTGATGCTGGTTGGCCACTGGTACGACGGTGCCCGTAGCGGCGTTGTCATGGGCAGTATCAGCAAGGAAGTGGAGTTCGGCGTGAAATCCCTGCTCGACTCGCAACGCTGGGGATCGTACCGATGATTAAGGCCGGTGATCTCCGCGAACGCGTCACGGTGCAGATTGCCAGCGGCAGCACAAATGCCCTTGGCGAAACCGTGCTTTCGTGGAGCAACAGCACTGCGGTGTGGGCAAGCGTTGAGGGTGCTTCGGCGCGTGAGGCGCTTGCTGCTGGCCAACAAGAAACGTCCGTGACGCACAAAGTTCGGATGCGTTACCTGCCGGGTCTAACTCAAAATATGCGGCTGTCGTGGCGTTCCCGCACGCTGGACATCGTGAGCCTGCTCGAGCACAACAACCGCAGTGAGCACGAAGCCATCTGCCAGGAAACCACCTGAATGGCTGGCATTATCGTCACCGCGAAAATCGACAACCTCACTGAGTTGCGGGAAAAGCTTAAGCAGTTCCCAAACGTGGTTGCCAGCAAGCTGCTGGCCAGTGCGTTGCGCAAGGCCATTAAGCCAGCCGAGGCGGCGCTGCGTGCCGTGACTCCGCAGGGGCCAACCGGCAACCTCGCGCGGGCCGTGAACACGAAGGTAAAGACCTACACGAAGGACGGTGCGGCTGTCGGCCTAGTCGGATTCAACCGATCCGGAAAGGGCGCTTCGCGGTCTGCGGCTGGTGGCTCAGTGGACGCAGGCACAGACAGAGCCTTCCACCAAGGCTTCGTGGAGTTTGGCACGAAGCAACGCCTCATTGATAAGTTCTCAGACAAGCCTTATCAGCGGAAAAGCAAGAAGGGGCTAGTGCACTGGGTCAGTGGGCAAAACGCCTACATTGCATCCTCTTTCAACTGGCTCGGCCCGTTCAAGATGCTTCCGACGCCACGCCCGCCGCGTGGCAAGAGAGGGCACCGCGTCGAGACAGACCCTGCCTACCAAAAGGCGTTTTTCAAAAAGTCCCGCAATCCAATCGTGCTGAACGCGATGCCGCGTGGCGGCAAGTCCGGCAATCCGCCCATTGAGGCCGCCTGGCGAAACTCGCAGGGTGAGGTGGCACAGATCCTGAGCGACGAACTCAGTGTGTCGATTGACGATGCGCTTCAGGCGGTTGCCATGTTTATGACCAAGACCGTGAGCGGAGGAAACTAGGCATGTCCCTCAAGTCGCCTGAAGCCGCATTGCGGAGCCAACTCGTGGCCAATGCCGCAGTCACCGCAATAGTCGGAAGCCGCGTCTACCCGCTGCTCGCCCCATCAGACGCGGCGTTGCCATTCGTGACGTGGAGGCGGTCAGGCATCGTGCGGCAGCATTCGCTTGCCGGCCCCGTTGGGTCGCCAACCGTGAGCGTTGAATTTCAGCTGTACGCGGAAACGTACAACGCCGTAAGGGAACTGGCTGACAAGGCACGGCAGGTTCTGGATGGCTGGGGTGGCACCGTGGACACTGTAGAGGTGAAGCACGTGTCGCTGGAACAGGAGTACGACGGTTTCGTGCAACTGGCCGGCAGCGAGGTTCCGCCAATTTACACGGTAGTTCAGGTCTACAACGCACTCTGGCAGGAGATTTGATAAATGGCCGTTACGCCGCATGATGGTGTCGGAACCACATTCACGTTTGCTGGGACCGGGTACACGGTCACCAACATCGTCATCACGAACACGGACCCGAACGTCGAAAACACGATCGACGTGTCGCATCTTGGGCTGACCACCGGCGCTTCCGTGCTGACGCAAGACCGCCCGCTTGGCGGATCGACCACCAGCACCGGCCAGACCGTGCAGGTTGACTATCTCGGAAAGTCCTTGATTGCAGACGGTTCCACCGGGACGCTTGTTGTATCGCACAACAGCGTGACGCTGCTGAGCCGTGCCGCCACCGTCAGTTCCAGCACGCTGACATTCGCGGTCAACGACGCCGTCAAGGGTTCCGCCACGTTCCGCATTGCCAGGTCGTGAGCCTGACGGGGAGCCGTCATGCCGACGCCAGCGCAAAACGCCACGATAACGTGGGGCTCTTTCACGCTGTCTGAGGTGACGGAGTACGCCGTTGACGCCACTGTGGCCTACGGCCGCAATGTTGGCGACTGCGGCACCGTCACTGTGCGTGCGCTCGCCAATCCAATTCCGGCAGCGTACTACGGCTACTACGGTCTGCTCACGATAGCGCACGCTGGCGTCATTAAGTTCAAAGGCGCTTGCATTTGCGAGCGCATTACCATTGAAGCAACGAGAAACGACGTGCTTCGGCACGCGTTCGTTTTTCGCATTTACTACCCGTTAAGGAACTACTAAATGGCCGCCCTGACGAAAGACCAAATCCTTTCCGCCGACGATCTCGACCTGCTTGAAATTGAGGTGCCAGAGTGGGGCGGGTCCGTGTATTGCCGCGTCATGAGCGTTGGAGAGCGTGACGCCTACGAACGCGAATGGATTGGCAAGAAGGAAACCGGCGTGGAGAACTTTCGCACGAAGTTCCTGCAGCGAGTGCTGTGCTCCAAGGACGGGCAGCTGCTGTTCACGCCCGATGAGGTTTCGGCTTTGTCAAAGAAGTCTGCCCGAGTGATGGCACGACTGTGGGAACGGACGATGAAGCACAACCATTTGATGGCGGATGATGTGGAGGAGTTGGCAAAAAACTGAACCTGCGCCCCTCGAGGCGGTTCCTATTCCGTCTGGCCGGCCATCTCGGCATGACGGTGGGCGAACTTGAGCGGCGCATGGACAGCAAGGAACTGAGCGAGTGGGTCGCGTACACCAGGCACTTTGAGGCAATACCGGATTCATGGCGTGAAACAGGCCTGATCGTTTCAGCGATGCTGGCTCCGTACTCTCGCAAAGGACAATCGCCACGGCCGGAAGACTTCATACCGATTGAGTCTCCACCGCAGCACCCTGACCAGATGCGTGACGCGATAGATGAACTCAACAGACGGCTTGGGGTGATGTGATGGCAACCGTACTTGGCTTGGCGATGAAGGTGACGGCCGATGCCAGTGGGCTCGGCTCGTCGTTGTCGCCGGTTGATAAGGCGCTTGCCGACTTGGGCAGCAAGGCTGAATCCACGGCCAGTATCTTTGACAGGTTCCGTGCCACGACAGAAGGTGCGGCCAACGCCCAGGCGAACGTCAAAAGCCAGTTCGACCAGTTGGCGGCTGCCCTGCAGGCCGGCGAGATCAGCGCCAAGCAGTACGCAGAATCATTTACGGCGATCCAATCGGCGGCACAGCAGACGGCACGCATCTTTGAGGATGGTGCCAGGACGATTGAGAAGTACCGCACGGCCGAGGAGCAAACCGCACTCGCGGTGGATCGGCTGAACGAGCAGCTGAAGGCAGGTGCCATCGACAGCGCTACCTATGAGCGTGCACTGGCAGACGTGACCGGCGAGAACGAACGTGCCGCAAAAGCGGAGGAAAAGGTCAACCAGTTCCGCGATCGTGGCCGGCAGATCCTTGAGCAAACCCGCACGCCGCTCGAGCGGTATGACGCCCAGGTCAATGAACTGCGGCAGCACCTTGAGGCCGGCACGATTACGCAGGAAACCTATGACCGTGCGTTGACGAAGGTGTCGGCCGATTTCAAGAAAGCCGAGGAAGCTGCCAAGGGATACGACAAAGAAGCAGATAAGGCTGGCAAAGGCGGCGTGCTTCAATTCAACGAACTGAGCGGGATTTTGTCCGCGATCCCTGGCCCGATTGGCAACATCGCCGGACGCATGTCTGGCCTTTCGAGTGCGGCCGAAGGGCTTGGCAGGGTGTTTGCCGGTGGGCTCCAGTCTGGCGTCACATCTGTGGCTGCGTCAGTGTCCGCACTGGTCAATCCGTTTACGGTCGCAGTTGCAGGGATTGCCGCCTTTGGCGCTGCCGCCGCATCAATTGCCAGCGGTTTATCGAATCTGTCCGCTAAGGCCGAGGCATTATCTAATACTGCCTCAAGGCTTGGGGCTTCGTTCGATTTCGTGCAGGTGCTGGATGAGGCAGCCAAGCGAACTGGACTGTCAATTGATGAAATCGCATCCGCACTTCAGAAATTTGAAGTCAACATCGCCAAAGCCAGAGAGGGAAGCAACGACGTATCTAAGGCGTTTCAGCGGCTTGGTATTAGCCAAGAGGAGTTGAGGAACACGGACCCAACGGAGTTGGCTCAGCGTACGGCCGATGCGTTGGCAGAGATCCAAGACCCAGCAGAGCGTGCCGCCCTGGCAACGGAAGTCCTTGGCAAAAAGGGCTTGGAGCTGCTGCCTGCGTTTGCATCACTCGCAGACTCGCAGGCCGCCCTTGAGCGGTTCAGTGCCACCATCAGCGATGTGGATGTAGAGCGGCTGGCTGGCGTCGATGATTCTTTTGACGACATTCGCACTGCCCTGCAGGGACTAAGCCAGAACCTGTTGGTTCCGTTTGCCGGCCTGGCCGATGGCGTGGCCAGTGCAATTGCTGACGCCATCGGCGGGTTCACGAACCTGCTGGAACCGATCCTGAAGCGAATCACGCCGTTCCTTGATGCCATTGGCGACGGGTTCACCGCCGTTGGCGAAGTCATCTACGAGGCAGGCACGTTTGCTGGCAACGCACTCGAGACGTTTTTTGCAATCGTGGAACGACTTGGCACGATTGTCGGTGCAGCCGTAGATCAGACTGTCGGATATGTGGCCGATCTGGTGGCTGGCTGGCTGGACTTCACAGGCATTGGCGGAACAATCTCAAGCGTGACCAGCGCCATAGCCGGTGCGTTCCAGGGTTTGTGGCAAGGCATAAAGAATGTCGTGTCTCAGGTCGGCGGGTTCATCGACCGTGTGCTGCAGTTCGCGGAGGATTGGCTTGGAATTGACCGTGGCGTGCAGCAGGCTACGGAGTCGTACGACAAGCAGCGTGAAGCTGTTGCTGCTGTTTCCGAAGAGGCAGAGAAGAAAGCCAAGGCAGAGCAAGAGGCTGCCCAAAAGGCCATTGAAGCAAACACCAAGATTGCTGATTCGTTGCTCGAGCAGTTGAAGATTGAACAGGAATTCGGCGGCGACTCCGCGCGGTACAAGGCGGCACAGAACGTCGAGGCCGTCGAAAAGGAAATTGCCAGGGTCAAGCAGGACGTTGAAAAGGCCAGGGCTGCCGGCGACAAGGATGCCGAGCGGGCTGGCATGCAGCGGCTGCAACAACTGGATCAAGTCCAAGCTCAGCAGGAAGACATTGCTAGCGGTGCGGCCGCCCAACGCAAGCAGGCCGAGGAAGAGCAGAAGCGGATTGATGCCGAGCAGAAAAAGCGAGATGAACAACGGCAGAAACTACTGGAAGACAATGGCAAGAAGATTGCCGAAGCGCAAAAGAAATACGCTGAAGAAGTCTTCAAGCTGGAAAAGAAGCGCGTTGAAGACCTGCGGAAGTTGCGGCTTGGTGCTCTTGAGATCGGTGACATTCGCACTGCGGGCGGCGCCAGCACCTTCCTCGACCTAGCCAGCGGCAAGGCAGACCCCGCCATTGAGGAGTACCGCAAGCAACGCAAGGAACTTGAAAAGCTAAATGAAAACGTGCTTAAGTTGCGTATGGAGAAGGCGGAAATCCTTGGGGGCGTAGGCTAATGGGAAGCGTTGGACAACCTACCGGCGGATCGCTCAAGCCAGGGTCGCAAGGCGCTGACACGGAAATCATCCAGATCGGCCCGACGATCAGCATTGGTACGCTGACGCCAGCACCGACCGCAGCGCCTCCACCTCAACAAGCGGAGGTGCCAGATCCTGATGCAGTACCAAAGTTCACGATCACGGAAACGCGTGGCGTTGAACAGAGGTTTGGCGAACCGCCACGGCACACTCGCAAGTTTCGTGCCGTTCAAGAGATTATTCCGGGTCTGACGACTACGCGCAGCGATGTCACCAAGTACATAAACGCTTCCGTTAATTCTCCGCACCCTGAATTTCCCGGCTGCGTGCTTACGGAATACTCTTCGCAAGAAACAATTGAAGACACGGAACGCAGCAAGCAATTCATCACAGAAATCAGCACGGTCTATTCAATCCCGCCGCAAGAGCAGGACACGCCAGACCAGCACCCACTGACACGTCCAGACACGTGGAGTTTTCAGACGCAAGGTGCTTCCATATCTGCGCTGTACTACTTTGACGGCAACGAGTTGAAGCCGTTGACCAACAGTGCTGGCGACTACATCAAGGGGCTGCAGGGCGATGAGGCTCAGACAAAGGTGGTCATCAAGGGCAACCGGGCCGTGTTTCCATCTGCTATAGCCACTGCTCTGACAAACTGTGTGAATGACACGGCGTGGCTAGGCGGTGGCCAAGATCAGTGGAAATGCCAGGGCATCAGCGGCCAACTAAAATACGAGTCAGTCAACGAACTGCTGGTGCGGTACTGGGAAGTGTCTGTCGAGCTGCTCTACCGTCAAACCGGATGGAACCTGCTAATACCCGACGTGGGGTTTAATTTTATTGCAGGCGGCGAGAAACAACGCGCCATGGTTTGGGACGATAAAAACAAAGAATGGTTGGCAACAGCAGAGCCAATAGCACTAGATGGCGCTGGCGGGAAAAAAGATCCTGGCAATGCTCCGGCAATTCTCACGCGTCGTCTATATCGCAGGATAGATTTTAATACCTATTTCGGTTCACCACCCAGTTGAGGCAAAAATGGCCGACCTGTCCTTCAGCGT